AGTTAGCTACAATGGTTGCACCTTTAAAAAAATTAGCTAATCAATATGGAGCTAAGTTTGAAATAGCACCTATGCCTAAAAGTAATCCAGATAAACCTTTTAAGTTAATAAAAGAAGTTACCATGAAGGGTAGTGATGATGTAGTAAGATTAGGTAGAAAACATTACAATAAAAAAATAGGGGATCAATATATATTTGAAGACCATATAGGTGCTGCTAGAACATTAGACGAAGCAGAAGATTTATTAAAGATAAGAGAAAAAGATTCTTTTGGAGAAAGTGGAAGTATTAGATATGTTATTAAAGAAATAGGTGCTGAGAATCCAGATCTATATGAGATGGTGCCTACATTTATAGCATCAGATGATGTGTTAAAGAAATTTTTATTACCAATGAAAGCTTATATGAAGGTTGGTGGGTTTGTAGATAATACTAATATATTTAAGGGAATATTATAATGGCAGGTATAGAAGATGTATTGATAGAAATCTTTAGAGGAGAAAATGTATCATTAAACCCTTTTAGAAAAAATGCAGACACAGTTGGTAGATTTGTGACAGACAATCTTGAATATGCAAAAGCTGCTGGAGATAAATTTCCTGCTATAATTAAATCAGCAAAAATTCCAAAAGAAACTTTTGAAAGATCAATGGAAGCATTTGATCAGTCAGGTCAGCCAAGCACAAATCGTACAAGTCGTAGTAATTTAGGGTTACTTGATAAAGCTGATAAAGGAAGATTAAAAATTGATATACTAAAAACATTAGGACTAAATATTAAAAATTTAACCCCTTTAGCGATGAAAGGGTTAAATGCAATGGCTAGTTTACCTGCTGCAACAATAGGAATGGTGCTACAAACAACACCTGCAAATGCAGATGAAGCAAACATGCAACTAGAAGATTTTGCAAAATTAAACGAAAAAAACAGTAATCCAGATGATATAAGTAGCGTCAATGTATTTAAGGGGTCATTATAGATTTTATATACAAAATGCTTTACACTGTACGGATAATTCTATAGGAGGAATATTATGAGTCTAAAAAAGAAATTAAAAAACATAGGTAAAGCGGCGGCACTTGCCGGCACTGCTTATCTAGCATCTAAAGCTATGTCAGGAGCTGGAGCTGGCGTAAATGTAGATAAAGGCAGAGGAAGTGCATTAAGTAATATGTACAGAAAAAAATACACTGATGGTATAATGAGAGGTGTAAAAGGAACTAAAGCTGCTAGCATAGGTATTATGGATAGAATTGGTAATGCTGCTAGTAAAGTTATTAACATGGGTCCAGGAAAAAATGCAACATCTAAAAAAGGTGGCACATTAGCTGGAGACTATAACAATGCGTTTGGAGATGGTATCTCAGGCGGAGCTAAATATGGTGGCATGATGAAAGCTAAAACTGGTACATATGTTAAAGCATCTTGTAAATTAGGAAAGAATAAAAAAACATTAATAACTTAATGGCTATTGAAACTGAAAACCCAATCAACGAAGAAGTTGATGTTGAGGAGGAAGCAGTTGTTGAATTACCACCTGAAGATGGTGAAGAAGTAACTGAAGAACCTGAACAGGATTTCTATGCAAATATTGCAGAGACGATTGATGACAAAGCTTTATCGCAACTTGCGTCAGATTTAATTTCTGAATATCAAAGTGATAAAGAATCTAGAAAAGAATGGGAAGACACTTATACAAATGGTTTAGATCTTTTAGGATTTAAATACAAGTCGACTACTCAACCATTCAAAGGAGCTAGTAATGTCACTCATCCTCTATTGTCAGAAGCGGTAACACAGTTTCAAGCACAAGCTTACAAAGAACTACTACCAAGTGATGGACCAGTAAAAACTAGAATTGTTGGATTACAAAACGAAACAGTAGAAGCTCAAGCTGAAAGAGTAAAAGATTTCATGAATTATCAGATCATGGAAAAAATGGAAGAATACACTCCAGAGTTTGATCAATTATTATTTTATCTACCGTTAGCAGGATCTGCATTTAAAAAAATATATTATGATGCATTATTGGAAAGAGCTGTATCTAAATTTATTCCTGCAGAAGATTTAGTGGTTCCTTATTTTGCAACAGATTTAAAAGATGCTCCTAGAATTACACACGTACTAAAACAATCAGAAAATGATTTGTTAAAAAAAATGGCTACAGGTTTTTACAAAGAAGTAGAACTGATGAAGCCAGAAAAAAAAGATAACAAGATTAAAGATAAGTACAATGAGTTAGAAGGTGTTAAAGCTGTTGAAACAAATGACTACATCTACAGTGTTTTAGAAATGCATGTTGATTTAGATTTATCTGATTATATTGCAGAAAACGAAGAAGATAAAATTAATATTAAAATTCCTTACATTGTAACTATAGAAGAATCTACAAGAAAAATTTTATCTATTTATAGAAACTATAAAGAAGGTGATGCTAAATTTACAAGAAAAGAATATTTTTCACACTTTAAATTTTTACCAGGATTAGGTTTTTATGGCTTTGGTTTAATTCATATGATCGGTGGCCTGTCACGAACAGCAACTACTGCATTAAGACAGTTACTAGATGCAGGTACATTATCTAACTTACCTGCTGGATTTAAGTCTAGAGGTATGAGAATTAGAGATGATGACCAACCAATACAGCCTGGAGAGTTTAGAGATGTAGATGCACCTGGCGGAAACATCAGAGATCAGTTTCAATTACTGCCTTTTAAAGAACCAAGCACAACTTTATTTAACCTTTTAGGTTTTTGTGTGGATGCTGGAAGAAGATTTGCATCAATTGCTGACCAACAAGTAGGCGATGGCAACCAAGCGGCGGCAGTTGGTACTACAATTGCACTTTTAGAAAGAGGTTCTAGAGTAATGTCAGCTATTCATAAGCGTTGTTACTATGCAATGAAGCAAGAATTTAGACTTTTAAGTTCAGTTATTGCTGAATACCTACCACCTGAGTATCCATACGCAGTGTACGGGGCTGAGAGAGTCATTAAAGTACAAGATTTTGACGATCGAGTAGATATTTTACCGGTTGCAGACCCAAATATCTTCTCAATGTCGCAAAGAGTGACCTTAGCACAGACACAATTGCAAATTGCTCAGTCAAATCCACAACTTCACAACTTACATGAGGCTTATAGACGTGTTTATGAAGCTTTAGGTACTAAAGAAATACCTCAAATACTAAAACCAGACCCAAAACCGTTTCCAAAAGACCCTGCAATAGAAAATATGGAGGCATTACAGTCATTACCAATGACAGCTTTTCCAGAACAAGACCATGATGCACATATTGCAGCGCATTCTGCGTTTATGAGAACTAGAATGGTTCAAATTAACCCTATGGTCTATGCAAATTTACAAGGACACATCTCTCAACACGTTTCTATGAAAGCTTCTGCTGAAGTTATGTCTATGATGCAACAAGATCCACAAATGATGGAGTTGATGCAACAAAATCAACAACAATTTAGAGCAATATTTGATTCAGAGACAGCAAAAAGAATTGCACAGATAACTGCAGAGCTTGCACAGAATGAAACTATGATGGATAACCAAAAACAAGATCCTGTTGTTATGTTAAAACAAAGAGAATTAGATTTAAGAGCTATGGACTTACAAAGACGGGTTGAAGAGGGTAATATGAAGATAGAAAATCAAGAGGGTCAGTTTGATGAAAGATTAGATTTTGATAGATTAAAATTAGAAACAAATGATGAGCAATCTGATAAGAGATTAGAACTTGCTCGAGAAAAAATGGAGAAACAAAATGAAAAAAAAGCACGGACTGGAAAATAGTTATAAAAAATTAAGAATGGGTGGAATGTTCTACTCTAAAGGTGGCGGGGCAGACATGTCTACTAAACAAAAAGCAATTGCAGCTAAAGCACCACCTCCAAATGTATTAGATGGAAAAGACCTTGCAGTTCTTAGAGCAGAAAAGGCAAAAGGCAGAGGCATGGGTCTTCAAGACGAAAAATTAAAACCAGGTAAAGTACAAAAAGCATTTATGGGATTAGCTGTAGAAGCAATGAAAAAAGCAAAAGACAAAGGTGCTAAACCTATTGAATTATTATCTCCTGTAGCAATGGCTAAAAGATTTTTTACTAAAGGTGGAAAAGTTAAAAAATAATGACCACCCTATATAGACACAAAGTTTCTGGCAAAAGATCAGGGCCACCACCTAAACGTGGCCCAAACCCCCAAGTGCCTCCAGTAAAATTAAACAAAGGAAGCAAACAAGTGGTAAAAGCTGGTTATCATAGAATGCCTGATGGTAGTATTATGAAAAACAGTGCTCATAAGGGGTATAAAAAATAATGTGGTTTCAAGCAATAAAATTAGCAGTTTCTGCTGGAAGTAAAATTTACGCAAACAAACAAAAAGCTAAGATGGCTATGTCAGATGCACAACTATTACATGCAGAAAAACAAGCCCGAGGTGAAGAAGCTTACCAAGGAAAACTTTTAGAAGCACGTCAATCGGACTGGAAGGACGAGGCGGTTCTCATAATTTTATCGACCCCCGTGTTAATTTTGGCGTGGGCAGTCGTATCGGATGACCCGACAGCGATGGACAAGGTGAAATTATTTTTTGATATGTTCTCTCAACTCCCGAGCTGGTTTACAAATCTCTGGATTCTTGTCGTGGCGAGTATTTATGGAATAAAGGGAACTCAAATATTTAGGGGAGGCA